TCTCAAAGATTTCGCGTTTTAGAGTGTTGACTTCCTTTTGGCTGATCCGGGCCTGAATGCCGAGCCGGGTGAACCGCTCCTGGAGCCTGGCCACCATCCGGACCGCTCCGACCCCGGCCGCTCCACCGATCAGAGCGGAGTAGCGGTTGGCCACCCGGTCCAGGCCCCGGCCCAGACCGGCCGAGGCCGCCCGGAAGACAGCCTGTCGCCTCTGCAATCTGGTCAGCGCCCTCTCGGCTCTGGCGAACGATTGGGTCACGGCCGCACCGGCCTTGATCGACCGGCGCTCAATTTTGGACATGGACCGAGACCCGACAGACCCCAGTCGTTGAGCCTGTCGCTCGGTCCGCTTGAACGACCGGGTCAGGTTGCGCGAGACCCGGCCGCCGATGACCATCTCCATGCTTAAGGACTTAGCCGCCACGCTACCTCTACAATCCCCGACGCCAGAAAGTCAGGTCGCCCAGTTCCATGAAGCGGAGATCGCCCAGGGCGCCCCCGACCTGCCGGCCGATCTCAATCACCAGCCGGCGAATCTCATCGGGCCTAATCCGGAAGAAAGGGCTCCAGCCGCTTCTGGACCTCCTTGAAATCGTGGGCGTCCAGGCGGCCGAAGTCCTCCGGGGTCAGGCCGTCGCTCAGGCGCACGGCCAACCAGGCGACATCTTCCACCTTGTAGCTGTTGCCGGCCTTGACCATGTCCAGAAGGTCCTGGACCGTCGGCCGCCGCAGGCTCAGGGTCTTGAGCGTCTTGTCGGCCAGGGTGACCGGGTGTTTCAGGTCGACGACGATCTTCTCCGCCATTTAAGCCCCCTTAACTGATGATCTGGTTGGTCTCGGCCAGCATGTCCTCGCCCTGGACCTTGAAGATGCGGGCCAGGGGCTGAATCTCGATCTGTTCCTGGCCGTCCCAGGAGGCCACATAGCGGTGGACTGCGAACTCCATGTCCGCGTCCATGGCCTTGCTGGGAGTCAGGACGCCCCCCAGGCCGCCGGTCTTGCGCTTGACGACCATCATCACCTTGAGCGGCGCCTTTCGGGTGGTGGCGTCGCTGGGGTCCTCGACCAGGGCCGCGGCCCGCACGTCCAGGGTCAGGGGTCCGGAAGCGGCCAGCTTGAAGGCCCCGGTCGACGGGCCCCGGAACTTGATCCTGAGGGTCATGGGTTCCAGGTGGGCCGTGGGCACCTCGACGTCGCCCAGGATGCCCGGTCCGTTGATGGTCTCCACCAGGGCCTGGGGAGTCGGAAGTTCCACCTCGGTGACCCCCTGAACCTCCTCGCCGTCGAGGTAGACCCGGTAGTCGTCGATGACCTGAGGGATTAACAGATCAGCCATTTACTCCTCCTCTCCCCCGACTCAGCCGAACAGCGCCGGGGAAATCAGGCTGACGTCGTATTCGACCACCACCTCCATCTCCGACATGGGCGGCGGCGGGGCGATATACAGGTGCCATTTGCATTTGCCGTTCAGCAGGTCGGACTCCGTGTTTTCGGTCTCCAGGAATTCCAGCCGCCCGCCGGCATAAAGCGCATCCTGGGGCAGGCCGTTGAGAAAGTCGTTGATGCTGTTGAGGACCAGATCGACCTTGCGCCGAACGATCGGCAGGTCCAGGAAGTTGACGTAAGAGGTCAGGACGATCTTGTTCTCGATCCAATTGAACATCCACCGAATTGGAATCCAGGTGTCCTTGGGATCGGTCGACCCGGGATAGGCCCCGGTCCGGCTGCCGCCCAGGCGAAAGCCCGTCTGAGCCCAGTTGACGGCCGAGACCACTCCTTCGTCCTGAAGCGAGGAAATATGTTCCGGCCCCAGCCAGATCTCGGTCTCGCCGTTGACCGTCCGGGTGATCAGCATCTGCTCGTTGGACGGGGATTTGTAGGGCACTTCGCCGTGCTCCCGGATGGTTTTGGCGGCCACGCAGGCGGCGTCCCGGCCTCGGTGTAGACGTCCACCGAGGTCGGCAGATCGCACCAGGTGAGGGCCTTGAACATGCCGTTGATGCTGTTGGCCTTGGCGGCCATGGCGATGGCCACCGCCGGCGTGGTGCTGAACGCCGGGGCGATGATCTGGCCGGGGATCAGGCCGAAGCGCGGAAAGACCTCATTGATCAGCTCCAGGCCCGTGGCCGCGCCTGTCTCCGGGTCAACTTCGCCGATGATGTCGTCGCTGACGACCTGGCTGGCGTCCGAGTAGGAGTAGGTGACCTTGACTGTCTCGGTTTCGCCGATGCCGCCCTCCGGGATTCTGGTGATGATCCCTGTCGGCCGGTCGATGGTGTAGTCCGTACCCTCCTCGTAGGTCGTGGTCTCGGTCGAGTCCTTGACCTGCTCCCCGGCCAGGACGTAACCATGATCAAGGGTGATGATGTCGTCGGCGAAGGTTTGCTCCTCGCTGGTCACGTCGGTTTTGTGGGTCTCTGGGTCAAAGACGTTGATCACGCACAACGGGTGGTTGGCGTACTTGGAAAACCAGGCGTCAGCCACCTCGCACAGGTCAAAGGTGGCGAAGTCGTCGCTCCAGCCGAGCGTCGTGGCGAACTCGGTCCGGCTCAGGAACTTCAGGGGCACGTTGACCGTGCCCGCGTGACCGCCGGTCGACGTGTGGACCGGGGCCAGACCGACCGCCACCAGAAAGCCGGCCTTGACCTCCCGGGTCGGCATCAGGTTGGTCGCCTGTTCGATTATGGTGATTCCTCTGGGCATGGCGCGCCTCCTTAGTCAGACTTTTGGGGGGGCCTGCGCCTATAGGCGACCGCCACCCGTTTGAAGGCCCCGGCCAGCCTGGCCCCGGCGGGCGTGACCGTCCCGGCCGCGGTTGATCTCAGAGCAGCCCGGGCCCGGCCCGCTTCCTCGACCGGCAACAGCAAGGCCTTCAGATCCGGGTCCTTGTCCACCAGCTTCTTGAGCCGGGCGGGCAGCCGGTCCGGACCTCTGAAGGTCCGGCTCTGGGGCACGAACAGCCCGGGCAGGTTCAAAGCCGGGCCGATCCACATCAAGCTCTGAGGCTCTTTGGGTTTGGCCCTGGACTCAGCGGCCCTGGTTTTGGTTTCAGGGGTTTTGGGCCTGACGGCCTCAACTGCTTTATTCTCTTGCTTGGGCTTAGCCTTGGCTGAGCCCTGTCCATCCTGAGCCATAATTTTCGGCCTCCTCTTCAGGGGTGGCCAACTGCTTGATCCCCGGCATAACCCACCGGGTCGTCAGTTTGGCCAGATATTGCGGATGCGGCTGGTTCTCCTCCTCGTCGCCGACCTGCCACTCCAGGGGGAGTTGAAGCCGGTAGCGGTCGTCGAGCGTTTGGCGGGCCTCAAGCTCCAGCCTGATCCGGTCGGTCAGGAGGGTCAGGTCCGTCGTTCCGGCCTCCGGGTCCTCCGAATAGACCCCGCAGACCAGGGACACGGTCGCCTGGCTCTCCTCCAGGCCGGACTCGTCCCGGCCGTCCTGGCCGCCCACCGGTCGGATGATGACGAATGGAAAGTTCTCCGGATCATCATGTCCTCTGGGCGGCAAGGAGCCGATGAAGAACTTAAGGGCCGCATACTCCCCGGTCTTGGGCGCCTTCAACCGGGCGTGCTGGAGACGGCCGGCCAGAAAATTCTTGATGCTGGTGGCCAGGAGGTTCATTTCGCTCCCGCCTTGACCAGAGCCAGGTTCAGCCGCCGCCGGACGTTGGCCTCCAGGATGGCGTCGATCCGGGGCGCCACCTGGCTGATGACGTCCTCGTGGCCTACCATCGAGGGCACGGCCGGCCCGAACTTCTCCTGAATCGGCAGACGGGCCCGGCCTTTGCGGACGTACACGCCCAGATGGCCGCTCTTCATCCTGGCCACGAACGAGCCGGGGATCATCGACCGGCCGGCCTGCCGGGTAACGGTGAAACTGACGCCCTTCTTGGGCCGCCGGGCCCCCTCAGCCGCCGGCCTGGACGGCCTGGCTCCGAAGTGGATCAGGCCGATGACCTGGCTCCTGGCCACCACCTTGGCCTCCAGACTCTGGGGTTTGGCTTTGACTGTGCTCAGGGCCTTGTTGAGCCGTCCGGCCTTGACGTTGTAGCGGGTCCTGACGGCCTTGCGGACCTCCGTGCGCGTCTTCTTGGCCGTGTCGTTCAGGGCGGCGGCCATGATCTTGGGGGCCTGCTTGCCCATTGACCGGCCCATCTTGGCCAATCTCTTGAGGTCACTTTTGATGTCAATGGTCATCATGTCTCGTTCCTCATCAGAACAACGGTCAGCAGCCCGGCCTCCGGTTCAACCGCCTGGACCGTGTGCTTCTCGCCGTCGAGAGTGACCTCGTCGCCGACCCTGGGCCGGGGGCTCAAGTCTTCGTCCTTGAGATGTATTTCCACCTCGGAGACGTTGACCCCCGGCCGCCCTTCGGATTCGACCTCATGCCGATCCAGGATGGCCGTGATGATCCGGCCGTCTAACTCGATCTCCTCGGCGTGCTCGTCGAGATTAAGAAAGACCGAGCCCAGATCGGCGGCTATGGCTTCGGCAAAAGTCATCAAGCCGCGTTGAGCTTGACCAGGACCGTGGCCCCGCCGGCGGCCTTGGCCTCCCAGGCGATACCCAGCAGGTCGTTGTCGGTGGCCGTGGCCGTGCAGGCTCCTGAGCCGGCCTCGCCGCCCACCGGGTCGCCGTCAGCGTCCCAGTAGACCTTGACGCCTTGATCGATGGCCGCGGTGGCGGCGGGCAGCTCAAACACCCCCTCGGCCGCGGCCGCGCCGGTCTCCCCATTGGCGATGTCCACCAGAGCCACGACGGCCATGTCTCCGACGATGACCGGCTGGCCGCTGGACAAGTCGGCTCCGGCGGTGATGGTCATCACCTCGCCCTTTTCCCTGTAATTCTTAGCCATGCTGGCCTCCTTGTTCTGTTTCCCGCCTGAGCGGGTCGGTCCCGCCCGGGCGAGTCGGTTTTCTTCGATCAGTCAGCCGATCAACTCGCTCCGGGGTTCTTGACCAGGCCCCGCCAGTCGACCGCTTTGGCCCCGGCGTCAATCCGGACCTTGTACTCGACCCCGTCCACGTTCCAGCCCTGCTTGGTATCCAGGAAGGGCCGTTGGACTCCGTTGAGAAAGAAGACCTTGACGGTCATGTCCTTGGGTCCGGCCAGGTACCAGGCGTTGGCGTCGTCGTCGTCCAGCCGCGGCTCGTAGACCCTGGTGAAGTAGCTCCCGCCGTAGATGTTTTTGAGCCCGGGCTTGGCTTGGGTTCCTTCGAACTCGGAGTTGAAAAGCTGCTCGCAGGGCCCCTCCAGGGCCACCGGAGCGATGAAAAACTGCGGCCGGATGTTCAGCCGGCGTTTGCCCTTGATGTCCTTCTGGAGCTTCATGGCCTTGATGGCCAGGCCCAGGTTGGTGATGTCCACGTCCGAGCCGGTCATCAGATTGCCGTGGTCTTCGTGGAACAGGGCCACGCCGTCGCCCATGGCCGCGTTGGCGATCAAGACCGCGTAGGCGATGTCGCCCACCTTGCGGGCGGCCGCTTCGCCGTGCTTGGCCGGTATTCCGGTCAGGGCGTTGAGGTCGTCGTTGATGATCGTCTGGCGGCTGATTTTGAAAAGCTTGCCGTAGGTGGCAATGGCGTACTGCTCCCTGGACTCGTCCATGTCGCCGTATTTGTACTCGCCGGTCTCCCCAATTTCGTCCAGGTCGTCGGTCTCCGAAGCTCGAAGTAGATTCTGGGTCTTGAAGTCGTTGACCGATCCAGTACCGCACCACTTCTGCCAGGTCTCCTGAGCCGCATCCCAGCCGGCCAGCAAGGACTTGTTGGCCACGTCAGCCAGGATGTAAGGGAAGTCGCTGGTGGTCAGAGCCCGGCCGACCATCTCTATGACGTTGGCCGGGATCCGTTCGTTGGCCCTGACCAGGGCCTCCCGGGCCAGCTCGCGGAGCATCATGCCGCGCAGTTCCTCGGCTCCGGGAGCGGGCCTGTCGATCGTGGTCCCGGCCCGGAGGATCAGGCTGTCGCCGGCGGCCGCCCGGAACTTTTCCCGCTCGTCAGTCGTCACTTCGATCGGGGCCCGGTGCCCGGCGCCGCCGTCCAGGTCCTTGTTCTGCTCTCCTATCTTGTCCAGGACCTTTTTCCGGGCCTGGTCGAGCTGGGTGTTGGACCTGATCAGATCATCGGCCATGTCCGACAGGTTGAACCGGTCGCACATGGCCCGGAT